GGTTGAGTACCAATTGACTTGCAGGCTATCCTCGATGATGTTGCCATCTGTGAACAGTGCGCTGATCCTGGGCTGGCGGGCGTAATCAATGCCATACCCGCTGGCGGAACTAGGATCAATTGGGTAGGTAGGCGCAAGCGAAATCTTCCCGCCTTTAATTACAAAATCCAGCATAAAATAAGGAGCATGTTGATAAGCCCATTCGCGCACGTTGGTTTGAGTTGAAATTACGCCATCAAAGAACCAACCATTGGCCTGACAAGCTTTGGCTGCGGCGCGAAAACCATCCCAGTCGATCATGGCCTCCGGCACCAATGCGCCAGAGCCGTAGACAGTGGAGCGCAAAAGGTTGCGCAAGATCTCAGGGAACAAATGGCTGGCACCTGTGACACTTAGATCTGTTGGTGAGTTGACGCTATTGCCGCCACTATCCACCATCAAAGGGATAACACGTCCAGATTTAGCGTAATAGCTAAAGTTGCTAAAGCTGCTCCAGTCTTTGCCGCTGCGGAGTTGCATCCCAGCCAAGGCAAGGCTGTTGTAAATAGGCGTCGTTGAATTTTTGCGCTGTTCATTAACATATACAATTTGGTGCTCAGGACTGTTTTCATGGCTTCCCTCTTCTTCGCCGAACAAATACACATCAGACACTGCATCCCATATTGATACTTTGGCTGTATTTGCAGATTGTGCTGCCTTACTTTCAAGGCCAAGAATCATGATTGCTGGCAAGCTAGTGCCGTTTATGGTAAATGTGCTGCGGTATGTATAGTTGCTGCCAGGATTCACGATGTCTAGCTTTGTTATTGTTGTAACAGTTGTGTTAAGCTGCACCCCTACCCTAGTGACTGAAGCCGACCAGCCGGGCGGCATATCTATAAAAAATTGATCTCCATTGTCTACCTGACCATTAAAACCATCAACAAGAGTGGTTTCGCTGACCTGTAGTTCACTAATCCATCCATATGTATAACTACCATAGCCAGCGGCAATCATGTCAGCATTGTAAACTGGATCATTAACTGCAACACTATACAATTCGATTGGCACTGTTATGTTGCCACGATTACCGTTGTAAAGGGTTAAAACAGTGCCAGCGGTTTGGCCCGCGCTTGTTGGCAATGGCAAGCCTTGAACGCCTTGATGCAACCATCGCTGCCGCCAGCCAGTAGTAATTGTAGTGGCCGACAATGCGCCAAATAAATCTTCGTGTCTCACTCTTACAGTAAGCCCTGAACCGCCGCCGCCTGAAGTGGTATAAACGCCTTCTGCTGGCGGACTGCTAGTAGCTAGTGAATTTGGTTGAATAGATGTAACCGCTGCAGTGGATGCAGGCATAGCCAATCTATCGCCGTAAAACATAACAGAATTAGTGGCTTCTTCCCAATCAATAGTAACCTCAGGAGTACCAGCGTAGCTAATGCTAACATTGCCATTAGGTGATCTAAATGTTTGCAAATTTCCACTACTAGCATCTAGAATACGTGCTTCTCGATGTTTTAGAATATACTCACCACCCGATAATGGCACAAATCGCACTTCATACATATCGCTTCCTTGATAAAAGGCCAAGCGCACAAAATTAAATTGAGCAACTGGCGCGGTCCCTTTTATGCCAAATGGTTTATCATATACTTTTTGCCATAAATCCGACCCAGATTTGCGGTATTCAATGTAGAAAAATGAATAGCGAATGCCATAATCAGAATACGTGCCATACGTCACGGTGCCGCCACCTGCTTCAATGGCGTCTGCAATCGATTCCGCTGGAATGCCTGCAAAATTTACAATACCATTGAACTTTTTGTATACAGTTGATTTAATTCCTATTTCCACTTGGTTTACAGCTCTAGTAGTTACTATATTTGCAAAAGCAATTTTTGAAATTGTTAGATCAGTCGTGAATGCACCGTAAGGGCCAGCAAATGAAGCATGGTGGTTAATGCTTCCAAGCCCCAAAAGCATCACGGTGCCACGGGATGTAATCTTAAATCTATAGGATTTAGAGAATGTTCCATCGTATGGAGCGGTTGTGTTAGCACCTATGCAAACACCTTTGGCCGATCCAATTGAATAAGTTTCGCCAATGGTAAATGCAGCATCAGCTTGCTCTCCAATTGTTTTGCGCTTGTTTATGATGTCGGCAACTCCTTGTGACCCTCCGGATGGCTCGCTTTTGTCAGCGTAAATTGTATATTCAATTTCATTGCCATCTAGATCAAAGTTGTTCCTATATACACCACCAACTTCAGTAACGTCAATTTTATTAATGCCGCAAAATGTTCCATAATAACTTTGAATCTTAAAGCGCTCTTCATCTGCTAGCCTAAACGCTTCATACTGCTGTGTCGTTGGACTGCGAGTGTCCCATCGAACTTTGACCCGCTTAAATGGCAGCCGCCAGTCTTGGCCATTGCGTACTGGCTGGTATGTACCAAATTCAGTGCTGCCAGTTGGAGTGCGAGTACTGCTAAACAGAGCTTGTACGCCTTCATTGGCATATTCGGCAACGATAATATCGCTAGGTGACCGTGGCGCCAAGGTGCCACCAATCCTGGTGCTTGAATTCAGCCGTTGCAATACTTCGCCGCTGCGATAAAAAATGCAAAGTTTAGGTTCTTGATAGTTCTTAAGCAACGTATCGCCAATGGCCAGACCTTCAAAATCAGGCTTAGCCATGGCCATGGCGTTAAGCGCAAACAGCGCCACCAGCTCCTGGCCATCACCTTGGCTTAACAACTGGCTCCATAGCAGTTTGGTCTCAGCGCGTACACCGCCGTACCATTTGCCGCCGATCTGTTCACGCTTGGCAAATACCAATGGCGCTACCTCGCCAAGTCTTGCGACGTTTTGAACTGATGTAAAGCCATCTACATTGGCAAATTTACGGTTATTGCTTATGTTCTCGCCTTCAAGATTCTGCGGTGTTCCGGCTGGATCGTCTTGCCTTGGAATCTTAGGTTTAGGCGCCATGGCGGATGCAGCGTAACTAAGCCCTGCGCCCACGATGGTCATGGCTAGCGGCACCAGCGGTATGCACACCACCTCTGGCACTACGTCATAGGCTGCGCTGCGTTCTGGCCGGATATTTGCTACTTCGCTTGCGTACCAGGCATATTCTTCTGGGCTCATGCCCAGCGCATCCATCAGTTGCTTTTCCCAGGGCAGTACAGCGCCACGGTATTGACGGCTGGGGACCATGCTACGCGGAGTGTTTGGGCGTTGCAATGGATCCATCCTGAATCGTAAAAAGCGGCTAACCCGTAGCTGGTCCCGACCTGGCTAAGGGCAATAGTACCTGGCGACGCGTACATCACCGGGTTTCCCCATAAGTTTAGCTGCTCCTTAAAAACTTCACTATCGCCACGCCTTAGCCGCCGATACCAGTCACGGGTTGGCACTGGTGCGTTGATGCCTTGAAATTGCAGCACTGCGCGGCATAGATTTACGCAGTCGGTGGCACCATGGCGAAAGGGATCAGCGCCAAGTTTGTACGGCAGGCCAATTAGGTCAGCCGGACCTAATAGCACCGGTTGACGGCAACGCTCCAACCTGTTTGGCGGTAAAGCGTAGGTTTGGGACGCGAGATTCAATTGCATCAAGCGGGCTGCTGAGTTCAAGCTGAGTTCCCTGGGTGTTGTAGCTCATGCCAGTGCAGAGCCAGATCTCTTGGCCTCGCGGTGGCGTGATCGGTGTGTAGGTATCAGTGAGTTGATATGTACGCACCTCGGCAACCCAGCTATTATTTACGGCATCACGGGTCCAGGCCAGCGTTAGCTGGTTGGTGGGTAGCGTTAGCTGACTAGATATATTGTCGCCATTCTTGGTTTTGGTTGCACCTTGGTAGACAAAGGGCAGAAGATTCCAGCTAATGCCATCAAAGCTGACGGCATTGTCGTTAAAGAAATTTTGCCAGTAGCTCCTGCCGCCATCGTGTTTGGTGAACGTCAGAAAATTACCGATTACAACGACTGACATCAGATTCCCACCTGCCTGCGGAATGCAGGCGAGGTTCTCATCTTAGTGGCCACCTGTTGCGCTCCAGCCTTGGCTCCGGCTGCAGTGGCGCGTTTCTCGGTTGCAGCCATAGCAGCCATGAGTTGATCTTTGCTTACCCAATCTTGGCCTAGGAATTGCGTGGTTTCAAAATTCATTGCCCAGGACGCTGGTGAGCCATCGCCTGCTGCACCGGTGCCACCATTTGCTGCGCCTGCGCTGCTGTTCTGGCGTTTGTAGCGGGACATTGCATCATTTGGGATGATAGTACCGCTAGCCCCTGGCACAAACAGCTCGGGGCCTTTCTCGCCAACGATATAGGGGGTATTACTGGTAACAGGACCTCCTGCTGCCATAAAACTGGGAAGAGCGCTAGTAGGGCTCATTGCACTTCCCAGACTGCCTACGGCTCCGCCCGAACCGCTCCCTGCGCCCCCAAGAGAAAATCCACCGCCTCCTCCTCCCCCACCAAATAAGCCTGCCAGTGCTTTAGCAGCTGCGATTGCTAGGTACTGCGCAATCATTTGTTGGGCGGCCTTCATTAACGCATCACCAACGCCTTTTAGGAAATCGGAAAATACCTGCTGTGCAGTGGTAGTACCCGCAACCAATCCAGCAACGCCTTCTGTTAGCGTCGTGGCCATTGCGGTACCAATGTCTTGGTAAGCACTTTCCAGTGCGCGGGCCTTGGTTGTTGCTAGTTCCAGCGCTTGGGTTTGCTGAGCAAGTAGTTCAGCTTGCTGTGGAGTGCGACCTTCTGTGATGGCAGCGGCATAAGCACTTTGGGCTTGACCTATAAAACCAGACCGCATTCCAGCCTCTACCCCGACCGTTTGGCGCTGTATGGCCTGTGCCTGACGTATGACCGCTTGAGCTTCCAGTTCAGCCGTAGTATTCTGTAGTATCGTGTACTGTTCATCTAGTAAATCTCTCTGTTGTTGCTGTAGAGTAATTGCATTTTCTATAAAAGGAATTAGCGTTGGGTATGTTTCTTTTTGTTTTTGTAAATATTCTATTGTAGTCTTGTAGTTTAATTGGGCTTGCTTGTATAGACTGTAGTTAGTCGCTAGTTGTTCTGCTAGGGCTGGATTAGTTCCTGATTTGAGTAAATTTTGATAATGTTCTTCTTGACTTAATTTTGTTAAATTTTGTTTTACCTGGGCACTTACAGTTGCTAAAGATTCGTTACCTAGTGCTGCAGTCTTGTTAAGACTATTTTCTATTTCTTTTTGCCGGTCCAGTTCGGCGGACTTAGCAGCTACACTTGCCTCAGTTTGAATTTGTTGCTGTAGGGCATTGTACTGTGTAGAAACAGGACCAGTGTTTGCGCTTACTGTAGCCAACTGTTGCACATTGGAAAGTTTAGGCGGAGCAATTTTCATTGCTTCATCTATTTTTGCATATAAATTACGCAATTCATTTAAAGTAGCATTGAGGTTATCTATCTGATCTTGATAAGCAAGCGCGTCTGCAGGATCAATGCCAGGAACTTTTTGGGCAGTTTTATAACTTCTTAGTGTTGATCTTGTTTGTAAACCGCTGCTGAGCGTTTCAAGTTGTAGTGCTTTTAAACGTCCTGAAATGTTAGTGCGACTTGCGGCCTCATTCTGCCTGTTTATTTGTTCATTTATACGGGCAATTTTATTTTGATTATCAATGTTTAACCTATTTATACGAAGAGCAGTATCGTACTTGTATCTTTCATTCTCTATGTCAAGTTTTATTAGGGATAATTTGGCTTGCCGCTGTTTGTCTGCGGCTTCATTATCTATTTTAGCAAGCCCTGTCTTTAAATCATCTAAAATTGTTTGTACTTTTAGTACAGGTTCTAAATCGGGATTAGCGGCAACCTGCCCACTTAAGACACCTAAACGTTTGGTGCTTTCTAGCTCCATCGCTTTTACGCGTAAGTCCGCCTGTTGTTTGATTAGTTGGTTTTCTTTTTCAATTACTTGTATGCGTAAATCTTGTGCTTTACGTGCTGTTTCAGTGTTTAGATCCTGTTGGATACGGGCTGTTTCACGTACCATGTCCCTAAAACTTAATTCTTGATCTTTTTTCTGATTGTTAATAGTTATGTTTTGTTGTGTTATTTCATCAAATAAATTTGTATAAGCATTTTGTAAAATACTTTGTATTTTCATATTTGCGTCACTCCTCATCGCACCTATTACTTGTTGTTGTTTATTTTGTTGCTCAGTGGTACGCGGTATCGGATTTTGTTTACGAAATTCGGATATTTGTTTAGCTAGTTCCAGTTCTTTTTCTTGCACTTGTGCGCGTAACTCATACTGCTTACGTTGTTCAGCGGTTTTACCAAGTGCGCGATTTTCAATATCTAACTTTGCTTTACTTATTTTGTTTAGCTGTGTAGAACTTTCAATTTGTTTATTTAGTTCTGCTAGTTGATTCTGATATTCTGCTGTAGTTGCATAAGCGGCGTTATTTTGCGCATCAATAATAGCGGCTACTCCGGGTATTGTTTTTATTAAAGATGATACCGCACCAATGACATAGTTAAAAGCAACTGCAATTAAATTAACAAGTTCTAATATCATAGTAAGCACTTCAATGAAGGGTGCAAGTGCCACGCCAGTAAGTAATGAAACAGATTGTGTTACTTTATTCCAAGCTGCACCGAGTCTGTTTACAGAGGCAGCTACACCTTCAGTACCTCCTCCTATGTCGCCTGTGGTACTCAAAGCCTGGTTAGCTAAAGCTTGTGCTTTTGTGTATTCACCTAAACTTTTTGCCGCTTGCACCTGGCGTTCCAGTTCGGCACTAAACTGCAAACCTGTTTCGCGTAATGCGCTGTAGTCGTCACCTGCTGCACGGAAGGCAGCATCTAAATTCTGTACCGACTGAACGGCTTTATCTATAATTCCGCCGATAGCGCCACCTAAGATTTGGCCGCCAAAACCAGTACCTATAAATGAACCAGCTAAAGACCCTGCCAGTGATGCAGGCCCCGCACCAAACATCAGTGGAAAGCCGACGCCGAGGGCTATAGATTCAGCTCTGTTTACGCCTCCTGATGCTGTTGATCTCTTTGTTGCATTACGTTCTTGTATAGTACGCAAACGCTCGTTAAAATTAGCTTCGCGTTGTGCAATTTGGTATGCTTCAGAGCCTGTAACAGCGCGGCGTTGCTGCGCTCCAGTAGGGGCTGTGGGGCCTATAGGTGCTCCGTATTGTGTAGTGTCACGTATTCCAGCTGCTGCGCGTTTAGTTGCTACGGCTTCTCTTTGGCGTAAAACTATTTGCTCTTGAATAAGTTTATTTTGACGTTCTGTTGCCGTATTCGCAGTACCTAGGGCATCAACGTATACACGAATTGCGCGAGTTTCTTCGGCTGTTCCAAATTGAACTTTTGCTAAATTTTTTACTGCGTTACTAAGTGCAGTGTTATATTTAGTTATTGTTTGTAACTCTCGTGAAAACTGGTCAGATGCACTTACGGGTATTTTATTTATATTGTCTATTTGTTTTGAAACAGCAGTAATTTGCCGGTGTAAATTTCTCAGGTCCTCTTGACCTGTTACGCCTATACGAATTTCAGCGGTATAGGCAGCCACGGCAGTAGTACACTATCTCTGATATAGTCTAGCGGCGCTTGGCTTTGCGGATTGCTTCGTCTTGTTGGTCGTTTAGGATCTCGAAGAAAACGCTCCAGAGCAGGATTTCTTCGTCGGTCATGCGGTGGCGTAGCTCGGATAGGGTCAGCCCCAGCTCCTTGCAGATGTGGAGCTGGAGCATGAGCCAGTTGTCGGACTTAAGCTGCGCCTTCAGCTCTTTGGGTCGATTTCGTCTCCGTCGTTAGAAAGGATTGCCAGCATTAGGGCTTGGAGGTCGGCATCGCGTACTTCATTTTTGAGTACGTCAACCTCACCGGGGGCAAACAGTCTTGTGCCATTTTCGTCCAGGGCTTTTTGAACTAGGAGCTGAAGAGCAAAAGCGTTGGCGTCATCGCTCTTTGCAGCCTTCTGGGCGCGTTCGCGTTCGGCGGCTACCAAAGGGGTGCGCCACAACTCAAATGTGCTGCCGTCGCTAAGCTCGACGACCTTCTTGGCGGGGGTCAGGTTGGCCGCCTTTCGCAGACGGTCGATGGCGCGATTACTGGGCACCGAAGCCATGAGATTGAAACATCTTACTTCTGTACTGTAGCACTAAAAAAGCCCCAGCAATTGCCGGGGCTGTTGTTATCTACCAGAATCAGGCGGTGGTGGAGAGGTCGAAGCTTACCGAACCGCTGGGGCGGAAGTTGATGCTCACAGATTGGGCATCGTCAGGGTTGATCGTCATGTTTGCGCTGGTGAGAATCGCATCCATGGAGATCGAGCGAGACAGGGTTTCGCTAACCGTGCCGCTGCTGATAACGCGGTCGATATACAGTTTGAAGGCTGCGCCGACCTGCTGGCGTTGAAGAACGTCCTCAATCATCCGGTTGGACATAGCGGCGTCTTCGTCGGTCATGTAAACCGTCGCAGACCCGGTGCCATCGGCAAAACCTGCGATGTAGTTGCGAAATGGGGCATACTGACCAGCGGCTTGGCCAATGGTGGTTACGTCGATTTCGCTACGGGAGATTTCAAAACTCCAATCTCGAACTTGGCCCACAGCCGTGTAATCGGCGTAATAAACCATGAACTCGTTAGGAGCAGCCAAAGTGCCGTCGTCGGTGATGGGCAAGATTGTGCCACCCGAAGCAGTAGATACGGTTAGTGCGCCGCTGCTAGCGGTGTAGCTCAGAACGTAATAAGTGGTGCCGACGGTGATACCTGCAGGGGCAGCATTGCTACCACTGGGGGTCACGGTATCGCCGGTGTTGGGATTGTAAATTTTAAACTTGACGGGATCGCCAGCCTTGAAGTTCAAGTAGGGCTCAACGGTGATCACATCGGTACTGGCGTTCACACCGGCTTCACCAAAGGTGCCGGTGGTGCCTGCGGGCTTGTAGTAGAGGGCTCCGGCGGTGCCGGACAAAGCGGTAGCGGTCATGGAAACGGGGGCAACGGTTTGCGGGCGCAGCCCGACTATTTATATGGTAGCAACGACGCGATTTACATGGATCAGGTAAATACTGTAGCCACAAACGGACAATCGAAACGTCCCAGCAGATGTGGGAAACTATCTGTCGCTGTGAATGTGGGGCCGTTGATTGGACCTACTCGGGCGTGGACGCTAGGGCCGGGAGTACGGGCGGTTGCGTTGAGGGTTTGGAGTGCGCTAGTAATAGCTGATGCAATCGTTTGAGACGCTCCAGTGCCTTTTCCTTTTGGGGTGTGGATTCGGCATACAATGGAGCCTCGGATGTAATTGATGTCTCGGGTGAGGACTGGCTCGGTGGTGAGGCCAAAGGAAATGTTGACGATGACAAAGGAACTTGTGCTTTGGGGCGCGGTGGTGACTACGTTATCGAAATAGACCGGAATAGCGGGGCTCAGCGCAGCGCAAGCTGCAGCAATCGGGACTTCGTAAGCGGCACGGACTGATTGGTAATTCATTTGGGCAGGCTCTTCATTACGCGGTCCATTTCGATTTGAACGGCTTTGTTAAACTGGCCGCCGTTTACGTAGGAGGAAAACCAGTCAAGTGGGGCGGTGCGGCTGGATTCTCCTTCTACTGATCCGCCACCTATTTCACCGCGCAAAGTGGGATTAGCGCGGCCCTTATCAGATTGGGCCCAAGTTCTGAGACCCTTCTGCGTCTGAGGCGCTCCGCCTGGGCGAGTCCAACCGCTGCGGGGCTCTAAGTCGCGGGCAATATTGGCGTGCCCTGCAAAGTTGCCAATACTATACTTTATTTCGGGTTTGCTCAGCAGTTCTTTACCGCTCAGCAAAATTGCGGTGAGGCGGCGGGGCTCCCCAGGTTGGCCCGTTCCAGAGACCGTGTTGCTGGGGCCTTGAATTTGCCAGGAGTTTGAAAACTCCCCGGTCCAACTGGGCCCCGCATCTTGAAGGTCACGCACAATCCGGGTGGCGGCATTTGTCGGTCCGGCACTAAATACTGACGTGGCTACAAGATCGAGATCCTTGAGCAACTGTCCAAACTTTTTACCAAATCCGAGTGCCATTATTGCGGCCTCACGATTAGGACGTGCATGATTGGATTGTCGCCACGGTAGCTCTTGATGTCGATGATCCGGGCTTCGCGGGTCGTTCCAGCCTCGGAATACTGGATGCGGTCACGAATTGTGGGGTAGTAAGAAGGTAGGTAGCTGGCGGGGATGATTACCTTAAGATCCTGAACTTGGTACAGGCCGTCGTATTCCTTAGGGTTTACTGCGGTGACGAGAGCTTTGAAGGTGGAGGTGGTGTCGCTTGTGCTGACCGTTCCAGTCGAGGTGGTGTAGGTGTCGGTTCCGGATGTTAGGTACGTGATTGTGCTGCCCCATTTTTCGATTATGGGGGCGGGAATTAGGGCGAAAGTGTCGTCAGTTAAACTCATGTTAACCTCGGGTTACGCGGACTTGGTAGCCGCCTGCGCCGCCAAGGACGTAGGGGCCTAAATGTGACTGCAGCCAGGGATACACATCAAACACATTGTTGACCGGACCGTTTGACTGGGATGTGCTGTTGTATTTCACCCGGAGATCGCCCAACTCCACTTCGTCGTACAAGCCGGTGGTGCCGGTGTTGCCCGTGATTGAAGCGGTGTCGTTAGCAATCGCTAAAGCTAACTCAAACTGGGCGTAAAGGATAGAACTTGGGATGCTGGAACAGTCAAGACTTATTCCGTCTATGGAATAATCGTTGCGGGGCCACTTCAATGATTGACCTGTATTGCACCGGACCCCGTAGTAATTCAGACTGTCGATCCAGCGAGTTGCTGCGATTAGGGCGCGATTTTTTTGGTCTGTGGTTTTATTGTCCCAGCCGCTGGAATCTGGGACGGTTTCAAAATATGTGTTGGCGGCAGCTAGCGTGGCGTAACTGTTGGCAGTCGCGCTGCTAAGCGTAGCGATGATGACTGCGGCCACAAAGCTGGTGATGCTACTACAGTTTAGGCCAATAAAAAAGCCCCACCCGAAGGTGAGGCTGTGAGACGTTCCAGCTGATCGAGATCAGATGGTGGAGGTGTCGAGGGGGCTGTTAACAGTGAGCTGAACGATGGGGATCAGGTCAATGTTGTAGGTGGCAGACCAGTTGCCGGAGGTGGCGAGGGTTGCGTTGGTGGGGTTGTCGCTACCGCTGGTCCACTTAGTACCCATCACGTGGTAGGCGGTGTGGTAATCAACTGAGAGCACGTCCTGTTTGGACAGGATGTTGCGGTCAGCTTCGATCCGCAGTTCTTGCTGAACACCTTCCAGGATGGTCCCGGACTTGGTGAGGTAGCAGTAGAACTCGCGTTGGTGGCCGCCGTTGCCGGGGGCAACGACGTTCACTTGGGGGTCGATCACCACGCGGCAACCGGCAAACTCGCCGATTGAACGGGCGCCAACGCCAACACCGCCGCCGCCCCAGACCACGGAGCCGGAGGCTGCCAAGGCGGAGGTGGAGAAGGTGAGGAGGCCAACTTGATACAGGTAGAAGCCCACGGAAGGGTGGACAACCAAGGTATCGAGTTCGTCGCCACGTTCGCCCAGCAGGTTGCGGGCGCGGGCAATTGTCGCACCAGTCAGGAAGTTGGCTTCGGCTCCGCCGGAGGCGGCAGCAACGCCTACGTCGAGGCTGTTGGCAGCGAGGGTGCTGGCAAACAGACCGGACAGCTGGCAGAACAGACGGGTGCTCTTCAGCTTGTTGATGGCGTCGGCCAGCTGGTTGCGGATGTGCATCATGGGATCTTCGCCCGCAGCCAGAACGGCTACGTCGTCAACCGCATAAGCAAAACCACGGTGGCAGATCGTGGCGATTTGGGTGCCGGTGCCGATCTTTTGGGGGGTCAGGTAGCCAGCGGTGCTGGTGCCCCAGGTTGAGGTCCCATCCATGATCTCCTCGGTAGGAGCGATGGGGTTGAACTCGGGAACTTGGATGCGGGTGCCGCCAGCGGTGGCGTCCAGCAGACTGTTGCGGGCAATGATGCCGCTCTTTACAAACAAAGAGCGCTCAAGGATTGCCTCAGACACATAAGTGCTGAGGTTATTACGCTTTACGATGTCCGCGAGAAGGACACCGCCAGAGTAATTCTGAAAAGGAGCAGCCATTAGAGGGTCTCAGGGTTGGGGTTTGCGGGTCCCAGTCACGGACTTGGGCAATCTCACAGAGACTTAAAATCCGGCCTCACGCTTCAGCACCGCTGCAAGTTCGGGGTCGGACGCAGAAATTTGCATCTGCTTTGTTATATTAACCGATCCGGGTTTCCACGGATTGGTCATGCCCGGCGCTACCGTCGCAGTTGGATTGGGTTTTGCACCCATCCCAGCCGTTCCAGCCGGTTTGAAGTGATGCTCAAATCCTGAACCGGGGTTGCGTAGATTTGAGAGATAAGTAGTGACGTCTTGTTCGACACCCCCATTTAGGATTACGACCGAGCCGGAGTCGTTTTTGCGGAGGTTGGATTGCAGTAATTGCAGCATTTGCTCGGCGTTGATTGCGCCCGCATTGCTGATTGCTGCCATTGCACTGGTGCGGGTCGCGGCGGCTTCGGTGCTACTGCGGAGATCGTCGATTTGACGTTCCAGTTCGGTGATGCGGGTGTCCTTTTCTTGGGCGGTGCGGTTGGCCTCTTCCCAGAGGTCTTTCCACTGGCCCTGGTCTTGGAGGGTTTGCTTGCGCTTTTCGTCCTGTTTTTTGTACACCTCGTCCAGCTTGGCTTTGAGACCAAGGAAACGTTCCTCGGCTTCGGTCGCTTGGCTGGTGAGGGCGGTGATGCGGGCCTCGTAGTCAGCCTGGAGGGCTGAGAAGTCGGGGCTGGGTTCGGTGGGAGCGGCCACGGGCTGCTCTGGAGTCGCCACTGGCGTCTCAAGTACCAGTTCTTGCATCAGCTGTCAGTGGATTTGCGGGGTTTACGGGTTGGGGCGGGGCATTGCAAAGGTGCAATGGCGGGGCACTGCGCAGGCGCAGCTTCCGGTTCGGCAGGGCTTTCCAGCGATTTAATGTAGTCGCTAGTTAGTTCGACCAGTTCCCATTTGTAGGAACCGTCGGCCTGCAGAACCTTGTCGAGGGACTTGGCCATCGAAAAATAGGTTTACTACTCTTCTAGTGTATCAACCTGGGGCATTTCTTCTTGATCAATTGGTTCTTCCGTCATTTCGCCCTCTGATTCCGTTCCAGCTTCCTCGGTGGGTAGGGAGCCGATTTGCATGGAGGGCATTACCTCACCTTGGGCTAGCATCAGGCGATATTCCTCTCGGGTAATAACGCCCTTCTCGAACAGTACGGTCAGGGCGGCAATGTCCTGGCCGATTAGGCGGTTGATGTCGAAGTCGCGGTCAATGTGGACTGTGGGAGGCTCCAGCCCAAGGTACTCGGCGCTTATGTCAAAGCACTGCTGCAAAGTTTGCTCTAAATCGAGGGAAACTGCCGCCAGCATTGAGTTTGTGTCTACCTTGTCTAGGCGGCGGGCATCGGCAGACTCTGCAACGAACTTTTGCTGACTCAGCGTGGCGATGCCGAGGCTTGCCATCTGTTGCTGCAACTCGCGGATCTCGTTCGACTGCGCCTCGAATGCGCTCGATGCGGGCTCCACGTAATAAACCTTGTTGCCGGGTTGGGTCGCAATCGCGTAGTTCACGCCAACCGCCATATCCTTGGTCTGGTCGTCCCAGCCCTCAAGGATTAGCAGGGGTTGGGAGGCGACGTGCAGAGAGTGGATTAGGTCCGCTTGGCGCTGGTAGTGGGCGAGGTTGATGTAAGCCACGTCCAGCATTGGTGGGCGGCTTACCAGCGTGTCAACTTTGTTGGAGTAGGTGGTGACAAACGGGATTTCGGATAGGCTGTAGGTTCCGGAATCGACCAGTTCGTAATCGGAATTTTGATCGTTTAGGTTGAAAGTACCCGAGGCCATGGGGCTTAGGTACTGCTGGGTTTTTGCTTCGGACTGGCGGTAAACTTCGTAACGGCCTGGGTAGATGACGCGGATCTGGTTGTAGACGCATTCGCCAAACTTACCCTCGGGCACCACGGCCTGTTCGTGGATTCGGACCTGCTCCAGAGCGCCGTAGGAATCTCCGCGATTAAGGCGCCAGCCATATACGTCGGTTGGATCTACTTCGATCCAGTACGGGCGCCGTCCCAGTAGCCGTTCTTCTGCAAGGCTGCGGACTTCGGCGGGGGCGGGGTAATCCACCAGGACATTGCCGTGGCCATAGGTCAGGGAGCAGAGCACTTGGCGGCGGGCAAATTCGTCCAGGTCCGAACCACCGCCGTCTACGTTTTTGGCAAACTCACGCCAGTATTCGGGGCCTTCGAGTGTGATTGGTTTGCGCAGAATTAAGCCGGTGGCTGCACGTACTAGGCGCTGGGTGTAGGGAGAGAAAATGGAACGGTTTACACGGCCTAGGTAGGCGTCATAATCCTCGCGGGGTTCCTGGGGGAGGAACGTTTGGCTGTTGTCGCGCAGATACTCTGTCCCTAGCGTTACTGCCTTCATTACTTCCCAGCCGCGCACCATGTCCAGCGTCGCTTGGGTGCGCGTGAACGGGGAATCGCTGTCACCTAAATAGGTGGTGCTGACGATATTGGTTCGGACTTGGCCGGGAACTGCGTAGGTCATGGGTTTGGGTTACATTGACCCCATTTTGACAGATACAGTCGCTGTATTTGAGCTAGTTCGCCGTCATATACTGTTCTGGCTCCAAGGGGCATTAGTCTTCCTCGGCGTTGATTAGGACTTCAATGCCTGTTACAAGCCGGTGCACAAGGGAGGCGATGCTGTAGGGGCTGTCGGGCGTGGGGAACACCATCGTGACGGTGGTGGTGCCTTCCTCGGCGTCGATCTCAAGGTGGGTGCAGTGACCCTCGGCAATTACAGCGGTTACGTCCTTCATTTCTTTTTGGGGGCTTTTTTGGTGGTTTTCTTGGGGCGTGCCAGTCCAGCTTCGGAAAGGGCGATGGCGCGGGCTTGCGCTGGACTGGTTACGACAGGGCCTTCTTTGCTGCCACTGTGTAGCTTACCTGCCTTGTATTCGCGCATGACTTTGGCCACCTTTTTCTGGGCTTTGGTGGGCTTTTTAGGGGCCATGGCGGTATGCGGGGCTGGATCTAGTCTACCGTCAGTAGGTGCGGAAGGTTGTTGTGCCTAGCGTTTCGGGTTTGCACAGATTGAATACTTGTAGGCACATGTAGCCGAGTGCGTCGAAACTGTGGTCTACGCCCAAGTTTTTGTTTGGTAGGCCCGTGTTTTCCGTGTAGGTGAGTGTGCGCAGAGACTTGATTAGATGTTTGCACTTTGGGTGGATTAGCAGGCGGCGCGTTCCAGCTGCATCGAGTAGGGCGGTGTTTACGCAGGTGATTTTGTCGCGGATCTTCCAGGGGGATCGGGGGGTGGACACGGTGAAGCCGGATTTGCGCAGGATTGCGTGGTCGGTGGCGCCGACACCGGCGGTTTTGCGGGCGCCACCTGTTGGGTCGGGGCATGTTACAATCCGGCGCTCCAGTCCGTAGCGGCGGGTGATTTCTTCGCAGAAATCCCAGGTGGTGGCGCCGCCGGTCAGTACGATTTCGTCGAAAACGTACAACAGGTCGTCGTGTTTTACGGCTACTACGCCGGACATTGGATCGACGTTGAAATCCACGCCGATGTGGAGCGGCAGGATTGGGATGTCGCGTGCCAGCTCGGAGATGTTGGCGTCGCTGAAGGAGTTTGCGACTAGGCCGGTGAGGTTCTCGAAGGAGGCCTCAAATTCTTGGCGGAATGTGCGGGGGTCGAGCTGGGCGCGGGCTGCCTCTATTTCGGCTGCGGGTACATTGTCACCCTCGATTGTTGTGAATTGCCACCGCTTCCAGTCCGGGTCGCCTTGTTCGCAATAACACCACAGGTCGTAAAACCATGAGGCCGTCCCACTTGGGGTGGAGATGAAGAGGGCCCAGCCCTGTTTGTCGGCTAGAGCAGGACGAATTACCTCGAACCAGACCTCGGAATCCATGAATGCGGCTTCATCGAGTACCACTCCAGCTAGAGATCGGCCTCGGAGGGCCATTGCGTTTTCGGTGCCCTTTAATTCAATTGTTGAGCCGTTCACAAGCTCTAATTTCAGGTCTGTTTCGTTCTTACTTTTGATCCAGGACTTTGGAACTAGCTTTTTTAGCACTTTCCACGCAATGTCCTTGGCCATGCGGTATGTTGGTGCCGCGTAGAAGTATGTTTCGCCTGGGCGTTCGATTGCTCCACGCAAAAGTTCGATACAAGACAGGTAGGATTTGCCGAATCGGCGGCCCGCAACCAGCACACGGAACCGGTTTCGGGCATTAAATACTTGGCCTTGCGCTGCACGCAGGTTTAGTGAGGGCGTTCCAGCCAATGGTGGTATTTTTTGGGGGTACTTGAATACTACTCTACAGAATCTCGACCCCCTACCCCCGGTTGGGTGGTGTAGTGTGCTATTGTAGACGAGTTCTCAGATATATCAGCAGGTTCCCGGTACCTTGTCCCGCACCGCCAGAATTCGCTACTCCCCCCCCCCGGTGATGGGGGCCACCGTGGCCCCCCGGGTCTCATGGGTCTAGGCCGCCCATCGTGCTACGGCGTGGCGCGATATGCCCAGACTGCGGGCGATGCTGCGCTGTGATTCTCCAGCAGCTAAGCGCCGCTGGACCGTGGCCCCCAGGCTGAGCACTGGGGCTGCGCTGGTACGGTCCAGCTTGGCCGCGATGGCCCGCAGCGCTACCGCAACATGGGGGGCAGCCAGCACCGCCAGCGCGTGGCACGTTGCCACAATGTATAGCGCTATTGTTAGCAACCGGTCAACGATTGCGACCCAGTCTGTGGAATCGATCCAGCTCAACAGATCATCAGCAGGAGGGAAGGAAGGGGTGGAGATTGTCATTGTGTGGGATAGATTGTGGGATGGTTGGTGTTAGTTACTTGTCCAGTTGGTGATAAGCTGGCGGTGGGGAAACATTACCAAAGCTGGCCACGATTGTAGCAAAGGTTGAGGTAGCGATCAGGAAGCAAAGAATGTTTGCCATGGGGTGGATGTGGGGGCGATAGTGCGGATTAGATAGTGGCCATGCCGCCGGGAGCGTAGCCTCGGGTGATCTCACCACGGGCCGCAACCGTCAGGATGATGGCCCGGCAGTCGTTAGCTAACGTGGCGCGGATAGCGTCGGATATGCTGGCCTTAGGCCATTCGGTAGCAGCCAAGCGGCCGCCGTCAGTGATCAAGTCTGCATAGGTGTGATAGGTGGTAGCCATGGTCTGGTAGCGGTGCGGGTAATGGTGGCCCGCGTCCCTGTAGTATAGCACAGTAGAACGGGGGATCAACCGGGACCCGGTTCCCCCTGTTGCAATTCTTCACATACGGGTAGGACAGCAACGTCTAGGGGCGCTCCAGCTGCTGAGGTTAATTCTGGCTTGCGTGATTCTTCCACGGTGATGTTTAGCACTGGCGCGTTAAGTGCCTGAATCTCCGGGGCAACTTCACCGATAACGGCGCCCATATCTTTAAGCAACATTGCAACTGTTTGATACTGGCCCTTCGCTAACGCCTTACGTACAGTGGCTAAACGTAAGCCCTGGATTTGGTTCAAAAGATTCTCTCTTGTTTCAATTTGTTCTGTTTTCACTAAATTCATGGCCATTGTATAGTCATTGTGCGCAGTTCTCTCAGATATGCTGAAGCGATCAGCCAATCTTTGACAGACTTGCCGTCTAGTTCCACCTTCTAAGATGTATCCATAACAAACATTAACCCGCTCATTGATTCTCGCCTCGCATCCTTTGCCACCGCGATAACGTTTCTCCGGATCATTCCCAACAGTCTTAACCGTAGGATCATGGGGCAAGCCTGCACCCTTGCCCCTGTTCTCTGTCGCCATACAATCGCCTAGGTTTCCTAAGTGCTACTGTACAGCGTATATATCCGCTATATCGTCGCACGGCTCAAATAGCTCACTAGCCAGCCTCTCGGCATGTTGGGGAGTATGAGCCTCGATCAGGAAATCCTGTCGCGCATCTCGCCAGTCCTGGGGATCCCAGGTCGGCTTGATGGTTTTGACCACGGCTACGGTGTAGAAGTTCACTCTGATATGCCCCCGTAGGCTGACTCGATCTGGTTCCCGCAGTGATCACAAAACAATTTGGAATCTTCCCAGTTAACGGCGACAAGCTTAACGGTCCAGCCATCGTTGCCAGTGGTAGTACCGATTGACTCCCGTTCTGATGCGGTGCAACGGTGACACAGGGCAGCGCCATCAGTGGTAAGCGCAAACAGGGGATAGCCGCCAGGCCAAGCGTAAGGACTGGCGGTGAGCTGGTCGGCCAGGCGTAGGCTGTTAGATTGTGTAGTCATTGGTTTAGGTGAGAAGGTGAGCAAAACGGTTCAAAACTCGGGGTAAATCTCCCGGCATAATTCCATGGCGCCCCAGCTCATAGCGCGATTGACCATGGCTGCCATCATGTCTTGGGGTCTTCTATTGTCTCGCCCTCTAAAGCCTCAAGCGTAGAAGTGGCGCCCAAGGCCTCGCAGTAGTCGTTAAATAGAGCTTTAATGCCTTGTTCTTGGCTGCTGTAACGGTCCAGCAGTTGATAAGTGTACGGCTCGCAGATGTTGACCCAGTCAGACCGACAGAAGTCCTTCAAAGCCTCGGGACAATCGTCGAATCGTTCAATGATGTAGTCGATGCACTCATTCTGGGGCCTGAATAATTCGGCGTCTACCCAGTGGCTTCCTACTTGTGTGAGAAGTTCGGTCAGTGTTGCTGGGGTCTCCATGGGGCTCCTAAGGGTGGGGAGTGTTTGCGGCATCTGGTGCCGCGTGCCAGGATCCTACACGGTACCCAGTCCATCCCGTGACCCATTGTTGAGCCATTGTTGCATTTCTTAACATCCCCCGACAAAAGCGCTCCCCGTGGTACGCTCCCCAGTACCAACCCTCACCACGGGAACCAATGACCACCGGAGCTTGGACCACAAAAGCAAGCGCAAGAGAAGCCGCCGAGGAACGGCGCGATCAGATCAGGCTAGAAAAGCGACTCTACAGGGACCTACGGTGGGCGGCTGAACGCTCCAGTCTGGAGGATTCGGACTGGGAGGATCTGTTAAGTCTGCATAAGCAATACGGCAAAGAAGGAAACATCCAACTAGAGCGGGAACTAATCCCCTTTTGGCAAACATGCCAACGGAAGCAACAAGCGCTAACCCGCGCCACCGGTCACCCGCAGACTGTTACCGCTGCGGAAATCCTGGCGAAGTTTTCCACAGATTCCACAGGGGCAGAAATTAAAATCACGTAACCCCTTTACCGCCCACCGCCCCAGCTGCCCCTTGCTAGTCCCCCACCGCGGGGACCGGCGGGGGGTTTTCTGCTGTCTACTGCTCCCCATCCCCCGGCCCGGTCAGATCACTGTGCAGATCACAAGCCAAATAGTTGGTTCCCTCCGGCGTGATCTCCCGCACCAGCAGCCACTGATCGAGTGCACAATCTACGAAATCATCTGCCATCAGGAAGTGATCACATGAAAGGCAACCGGCGCATGAAAGGTTTTCCGTGCCAGTGCTTGAAAGGCCAGTGCTTGAAAGGTTTTTGGACATTGGAAAAGAATAATGAAAGGTTTTTTATGTAGCGAGCTTGCTCGCTTTTTTATGTAGCGAGCTTGCTCGCTTTTTTATGTAGCGAGCTTGCTCGCTTTTTTATGTAGCGAG